CTTTGAAGTTATCGGAGTATCAGTTCAGATAGATGATAGTAGTGTTAGTTCTAGCACTTGGTTCTCAGGAACCAAAAAAGAAACGCAGGAATTTTTAAACCAGTTTGACTGGGAAAACTCACTAACTGTTGCGCACAACGCTATGTTTGACATGGCTATTTTGAATTGGCGGTTTGGTATCAGACCTGCTCGCATTGCTGACACGCTATCAATGGCTCGGGCACTACATGGTACGCAAGTAGGCGGTAGTTTGAGGGCGCTTACTGAGCACTACGGCATAGGTAAGAAAGGTACCGAAGTGCTGAACGCTTTAGGCAAACACCGTGCGGATTTCTCAGAGGAGGAGCTAGAAGCATACGCAGGGTACTGTAAGAACGACACAGCTATCACTTACAAGCTGTTTAAATGTTTAATGGCTAAAGGTTTTCCCATTACAGAGCTGAAGCTTATTGACCTGACACTTCGCATGTTCACGGAACCGGTACTAGAAGTGGGAACCTTTCTATTGGAGACCCACCTAGAAGAACTAAAAGAGAAGAAAGCAGCGTGGCTAGGTAAGGCGGGGGTAACGCGAGAACAGCTGATGAGCAACCCGCAGTTTGCGGAGCTACTTAAAGAGCAAGGCGTAATACCACCCACTAAGGTCAGTCCAACCACTGGCAAAGAAACTCTAGCGTTTGCCAAAACTGATGAGGCTTTCCAAGCATTGAAAGAACACGAGAACTCTGTAGTACAAATACTTGTGGGTGCACGGCTAGGGGTAAAGTCTACCATCGAGGAGACCCGCACCGAGCGGTTTATAAGCATAGGTAACCGTGGCACGCTACCAATCCCCTTGCGCTACTACGCAGCTCATACCGGACGTTGGGGTGGTGATGACAAGATCAACATGCAGAATTTGCCTCGTGGTTCGATACTCAAGAACGCTATGTTAGCGCCTCAAGGCACTCTGTTCTTGGATTGTGATTCCTCTCAGATTGAAGCCAGAACCTTGGCTTGGTTGGCAGAACAGGATAATCTGGTGAGTACGTTTGCCCGAGGTGAGGATGTGTATAAGGTTATGGCGTCCTCTATATACGGTAAGCCCGAGGATGAGATAGCTAAGGGTGAGAGGTTTATAGGTAAGACCACGATACTTGGATGTGGCTACGGCATGGGTGCTGCTAAGTTCCAAGCGCAGTTAAAGTCTATGGGTGTAGAGCTTGAGCAAGACGAATGCGAACGGATCATACGTATATATCGCACAGCAAACCCAGCAATTACAAGGCTTTGGCGCACTTGCAATGACGCGCTGACGGCTATGTTGAGGGATCAAAACGTAACATTAGGCCGGAATGGGCTACTCGAAGTGGAGGGTAGAGATGGCATACGGTTGCCTAATGGCTTGTATATAAAGTACCCCAACCTACGACAAAGAGTGGACGAGGAGACGGGGAGGCAAGAACTTGTCTATGATACTAAGAAGGGCAGGTCGGTTATACCTAACCGTATATATGGAGGTAAGGTAGTGGAAAATTTATGCCAAGCCCTTGCAAGAATAATAATTGGACACCATCTGTTGTTAGTCTCTAAGAAGTACAAAGTTGTAATGACCGTGCATGATGCTGTAGGTTGTATAGCCCCCGAGCAAGAAGCCGAGCGAGCTATGGAGTATATATACGATTGTATGAGGCAGACACCGGACTGGGCAGAAGAGCTACCCCTAGACTGTGAAGGGGGTTTCGGGGCGTCTTACGGAGAGTGTTAAGTGTAAGGTTGGGTTAGGGGTTATTGGTTCCCCTACCCCGTGTCCCAGTGGGCGGTGGGCATATTCAGCAAAACACCCTCAGTTAACGATCATGACCACGGCGTTGGACTCTTATATCGGTTCTCGCCACCTGCGTGATGCGTTGCCGAGTAAGCCGCGAGAAGGCTAGTCGTGGGCACATGCAACATGAACTCTGAATAGGTAGAGGAACTACTGTAGGTGTTTACGCAACTTTTAACTTAGAGGATAAAACTATGGACGATGATACGTTAGACGAATTAGTAAAAGAAGAGCTAGAAGAGTTTACCTCAATAGAGAAACAAGTAGGAGAAGCATTAAAAAGAGGTATAGCTGACGATGCCGATGTACGTATGGTCCAGTCAATACTGCTTACCAAAATTGTGGAAGTCGCCATGTCTATGGGTATGTCAGAAGAAAAATTTATGGAAAGGACTAGGGCCACTTGGCGATTAGTTGAGTGGCATAATGAAGAATGCAACGACGAGCAGGTGCACTAATGAACAATAAAGACAGAGTAATGGTTGAACTAGCAGAGTACCTGTTAACACAGGAGGAGGACTACGTATCCCCAGAAGAGCGCAAGCAAGAGATGGCTGACCGCGCTGCCGACGAAGCTATGTCTACATGGGAGGTCGAGTGAAAAAAGATATAACAACTAAGAAAGATTTACTTCAGCTTATAGAAACATTAGATGCCAAGATAGCAGAGAACACCAAAACGTTAAAACCGCCTACTCTTAAAGACAGAATAGCAAAGCTAGTAGCCCACGAGGGAAAAGCATTTAAGCTGACGAAAGCGCAAAATAAAAAGCAACACGCCTTATGGAAAAAAGAACTGAAGGAACTACCTAAGCTACGGGCCGCACGCAAAGCCGAAGCTAAGGAGCTACGGGCTAGAAAAGAAAGAATATTAAAAGCTCTTAGCGTTTGGCTAGACGCCGGAGATGTAATAGGTAGCTACGAATGAAGATAACAATAGAGCTTAGCGAAGAAGACGGCGAAGAAATGGTAGAGTTGAGCCAAGAGCTGTTGGATGTTGTACGTAGGTTAGAAGATTTGGAAAAACGTCTTGAGGCTATGTTAGATGTCAGATGATCTAAAGACTAACGTATGCCCAAAGTGTAAGGCAACTTCTGAAGAAGTACTGAACATGCATAAAAGAAAACGGGTGGGCTGGTACTGTTTGAAGTGCCATTACTTTGAAGAAGCGATTCTAAGAGAGACAACCATCGCCCCCACAATTACAAAAGTCTATATATAAATAGGAGATGCCAATGTCGTCTTTTAATGACGTAGGGGAATGTACGTGCGGTAACCCCACAACACAGGTATGTAAAAAACCTTTTTACGATGCCTTTGATCTATGTTTAGTATGTTCCCATACCAGAGCATGCCATAAAGGTGCAGCTAAAACTATTCGTGGTTTAGAAACACAGGAAGTGCGTAAATGAGTCACTTCACTGATCCAATGGCTGCGTTAGAAGAAGCAGAGTACCGAGCCAAAGAAGAAAAACGCACTATGTGTGTCGTTGAAGTTGAACCCAACATGATTATCGTGGTTCCTAAAGCAGAAGCCCGTAACATGGGCAAGATAATATTAGAAACTTGCGTACCTTTTGAAGAGAACTTTGACATTTACGATTGAGGAACAGCCTATGATCACTCCCTCTTTGGTGTGCATCGCAGTGGCAGTATACTTTGAAGCACGGGGCGAACCCAGTGCTGGGCAGATTGCAGTTGCTCAAGTAATACGAAACAGAATTGAAGACCCTCGTTACCCAGACAATGCGTGTGACGTGGTTAAACAAGGGTACTACTGGAACGGTAATCCCGTAAGGAACAAGTGTCAGTTTAGTTTTTATTGCGATGGCAAGTCTGACAACCCGCGCAACACACAGTCGTGGTACAACGCGTTATACATTGCGCACCTAAGCAAGTCCGTACCCGACACGACAGAAGGTGCGACCCATTACCATAGTACAAAGGTGTTTCCCGAATGGGCATACACGGGTGAGATAACAACTAAGATCAACAAACATATATTTTATACAGGTGTTAATTAATGACAAAGGACGGAAAAGAATTACAGCGCGAGAAGATAGCGCAAGACATCAGAGACTATTTGGCTAAGGGAGGGAAAGTTCGTCAACTTGCACACGATGCTTCTGCCTATGACTCAGTAGGAAAACCTACATGGGAGACTCGTAACCGCCCAAAAATAACACGCACCAAGAAAGGAACAATAATATGACCGCATGGTCTTACAGTAGTTTAAATACGTTTAAGCAATGCCCAAAAAAATACTACCATTTAAAAGTAGCTAAGGATGTCAAAGACAAAGGCAGCACTGCTACTGTATATGGGCAAGAAGTACACACAGCAGCAGAAGAGTTTATCAGAGACGGTAAAAAAGTACCCAAGAAGTTTAGTTTTATGGACCCCGTTCTTAACTCGCTTAACAACATAGAGGGTGAAAAGCATTGCGAGCTAAGGCTTGGAGTTGCTAAGACCGATGAAGGGTATAAGCCTACAGGTTTCTTTGCTGGGGATGTTTGGTGGCGTGGTATTGCTGACTTAGTCATAATCAATGGGGACACAGCGCACTCTCTGGACTACAAGACCAGTAAAAATGCAAAGTACGCGGACACTAAGCAGCTTGATGCTGTAGCGGCGGCTTTGTTTATCCACTTCCCCAAACTAAAAACAATTAAATCTGCGCTTGCTTTTGTAGTGAGTAAAGATTTTATCGAAAAAACACATACCGCTACTGACGTAGAGCGATACTTTAAAACTTTTCAACCAGACCTTGAGCGGTTAGAAGGCGCACAGGAGTCTGGGGTTTGGAATGCCATAAGCGGACCTCTGTGTGGTTGGTGCCCAGTTGTTTCATGTGAACACCATAGGAAGCGATAAAGATGCCTAGAATGAAACGAGCTAAGCCTAAGCTTATAGAAAAATTTCCTAGTTTTGAGGAGCTTAAAAAGTTATTTATAAAGCTAGATATAATTAGAGAAGATGCAGCTTATCTTGTAGTTCCAGCTTCTACTTATGGGGGACTACATAAATGCCGTAAAGTTCAAGAGCTGGACTGGAGGCAAGCAGGCACAAACTGTAGAGAACTTGATGGGACGTGGGTAGACGGAGAATACTTTATAAAGACAAAGTCAAAAATTTACTTTTTTGACAATCAAAATATGCCAGTGTTAATGCGCGGAGCTTGGGAGATAACAAAACTAGTAGCCGGTAACGACCCAACTCACTATATGGCTAGGCACATATACTGGCACACCAACTCAGCGGTGAGGGAAAGGTTTTTAAAGTTTTACAAAGCTACTACCATTTCTAAAAAAGACGCTCAACTTTGGGCAGACAAGCTAAATACTTTAATGAGCAAATCAAAAAAAGATAAACGCTACGTTTACCACCGAACCACAATGGAAAACCAAATTGTATACGACCACCAATTAAACCTCAGAAACGAATTCTTCTATGTTTTTGGTGTCCCGTGCCATTGCGAGGGCCGTGAAAGGTTTCAGATAGTTAAAACAATTTACCGACACATAAAGAAGTTAAACACTTTAACCAACCAAAGTAAGGAGAAGGAAAAATGGCAGCAATTAATACAGCAGGCGATCTAAGGAAGTTTCTTTGCAATTCAATTAACTCTGTAGCAAACGGTACAATGGACATATCTAAAGCGAGAGAGGTAACTAAATTAGCAGGGCAAGTTAACGAGTCATTTTATTCTGAGGTCAAGGTTGCTCGGCTTCAAATGGATATGGAGAAAGAAGTACACAAACTAGGTTCTCTACCTGTAAACAAATAGGAGGCGATAATGGCTACTAAAAAACGAGATTACAAAGCTGAGTACGCTAAGTACCAAGGCACTGAAGAGCAAAAGAAGAAACGTGCGCAGCGTAATGCCGCACGCCGTAAAGCAATGAGAGAGGGTAAAGTTTCCAAAGGCGACGGCAAAGATGTAGCCCACAGGAAAGCTATTGATAAAGGGGGTAAGAACTCTGATGGCGTAAGAGTAGAAACAGCAAGTCGAAACCGTTCTTTTAAGCGGGACTCTAAAGGAAACCTAGTCTCTGAAACTAGCTCGCGTGAGCGTAAGAAGAAAACTTCTAAAGCATGAAAATAGTTAAAGATAAAGCTTTGGTTCTGAAGACTAGACGTCCTGAGTTAGTAACGGACAGCATAAAAAATGCTAAGAAAATCGGGCAAGAAGGTGGGCTTGTAGAGTTAGCGGTTAAGTGGGAGTACGAAGAAGCTTCGGCTCTCGCAGAACTAGGTGGGAAAGACGTCCCCTCTCCTATGCTAAGAGACTACGCTTGGACAGGCAAGCTAACCCCCTTTGAGCACCAGAAAGATACAGCCTCTTTTCTTAGCCTGTATAAAAAAGCGTTTTGCTTTAACGAGGCGGGGACGGGCAAGACGGCTTCGGTTATCTGGGCCGTAGACTACCTCATAAAATTGGGGTTAATAAAACGAGTACTAGTGGTGTGCCCGCTATCTATTATGAAGTCTGCTTGGCAAGAGGACTTGTTTAAATTTGCAATGCACCGCAGCTGTTCAGTTGCACATGGCTCAGCTACCGCAAGGGAGAAAATAATTAACGCAGGTTCTGAGTTTGTTGTAATTAACTTTGACGGTGTCGGTGTAGTAAAGGATACGATCTTAAAAGCAGGCTTTGACTTGATCGTGGTGGATGAGGCTAACGCCTATAAAAATTCACAGACCAACCGTTGGAAAATAATGCGAGACCTTTGCAAGAAGATAGACAGGTTGTGGATGCTGACGGGTACACCGGCAGCGCAGTCTCCCCTAGATGCTTATGGGCTAGCTAAATTGGTAAGCCCTCATCGAGTGCCTAAGTACTACACGCCTTATAGAGACACAGTCATGTATAAGGTAGCTCAACATATATGGCGTCCTAAGCCTAACGCAGACAAAGTGGTGCACCATGTATTGCAACCGGCTATACGGTTTGAAAGGGACCAGTGTTTAGATTTACCTGATGTGGTGTCGGTAGATAGAGACGCTCCGCTCACTGCTCAGCAAGAAAAGTATTACAAACTACTTAAAAAACAAATGACTATGCAGGCAGCAGGAGAACAAATAACTTCTGTTAATGCAGCCACTAACCTAAATAAGTTACTGCAAATATCAGGAGGTGCTGTCTACTCGGACGATGGCGAAGTTGTACAGTTCGATGTGAAGAACAGACTTAATGTAGTGCTTGAGGTTATCGACGAAGCCCCACATAAAGTATTGGTTTTTGTTCCTTTTACCCACACGATAGATTTACTAAAAGAATTTTTAGATAAGAAAAAGATACCGGCAGAGATCATATCTGGCAAGGTAACGCTTAACAACAGGAGTCAAATATTTAAAGACTTTCAAACAAAGTCCGACCCTCAAGTGCTTATCATACAACCACAAGCTGCATCGCACGGATTAACCCTTACCGCAGCTGACACGATAATATGGTACGCCCCAGTAACGAGTGTAGAGACTTACTTGCAGGCTAATGCCCGTATAAACAGGCCCGGACAGAAACACAGTATGACTATTGTGCACATACAAGGCAGCGACGTTGAGGCTAGGATATACGACATGCTTAAAAATAAAGTACTTAACCACAATAAAATTGTTGAGTTGTATAGAAAAGAAATTGAATAGCTGTTGACATTGTCTATGTAGATGCTATCCTCCTTATCCTTTTAGGAAAAAGCAAAGGGGAGAAACATGGAGAACATGACCGCAGATAAGATGGCCTCTGATTACATCAAGCTAAGAAACATTATAAAAGAGAAAGAAGAAGAGGTTAAGGAGCTAAAAAAGATACAAGTAACCATCTCAGAGAACATGCTTGAGTTGTGCGCAGATCAAAACGTAGATAGCTTTAAAACTTCAGAAGGTACCATAAGCCGTAGAGTACAGTCTAACTTTTGGACAAGTGATTGGGAGTCTCTGTACGCATTCGTAGAAGAACATGGTGCTTTGCACTTGCTTGAGAAACGAATCCACAACGGCAATATGAAAGAGTTTTTAGCTGAGAACCCTGATCTTTGCCCTCAAGGGCTACAGGCAAACAGCAAATACACTGTCTCGGTAAGAAAACCTACTAAGAAATGAATAAACTACAAACACGAGAGGGTTACTTCCTAGCGCCGAATACGCTTCAGCCTAAGATTTCGCTTAAGGTAATACTGACGGATGTGGGAGTGCTGTCTCGGAACTTTTATAACTTCGCGGGCGAATTAAAGTGTTGGTCTTCTAACTCCAATACTCCTGACGCTAACGTACCTGTTGCTGATAGGGAGTCTTCCAGATGTATTGATTGCGCTCAAAACATTAGAGGCGGGGCTGTTTATAAGAGTAAGCCGTGTAAGTTTTTTACTACTATTACTTTAGTAGAAGATGAATCCAAAATAGTGTGTAGCCTACGTATTGGTGGGGCTAGCTTGTTTGCTAAAGCCCTTAACAAGATGACGCTCTACCAATATAAAGCGTACTTAAAAAGTAACGATGAAAAGCTTAGCACTATTTTAACTGAGGTATATTTTTTTAAAGCGAACGACTTTTATAAAATATATTTTAAACCCGCTCGACCCTTGGCAACGGAAGAGATGAAAGCTGTAGAAGAACTCATCGAACGTGATGAAAAACATAGTAACCTTTTTAACAACATTGGGAACAACAACATGAGCAACAACAGTTATATCCTTAAGAACGTAAAAGCAAGATACCCTCGTATTGACCAACCATATAGGTTCGACAGCAAAGCAGGAGCTAAAGGCAAAAGTGTGCCATGTGATGCTATAGAAGATGGCGCTTGTTACGAGCTAGGTTTTGTGATGTCTAAAGACCAAGCTAAAGATTTATATAACGCTATGAACGCGGCGTATAAAGAGGCTAAAGATAGCAGCTGGCCTGATAAGCTAGAGCTTCCGTTTACAAAGTTAGATGATGAACTTGTAGGTAAGGCTAAGTTAAAAGCTAGTTACAACAAACAGCCTACGGGCCGACCCGCTTTGTTTGACTCCCAGAATGCGAGTCTTCCAGAAGACTTTTTACTAACCACAGGTAGTACTATTAATGTGGCTGTAGAGCTTATTCCTTACAGCATGGCTACTAGCGGTGTGTCGTTACGGTTGCGTGGGGTACAAGTAACAGAATATATCCCTTACAAATCTCCTTCACCTTTTGACGTAGAGAGCGGCTTTACTGCTGTAGATGCACCCGCTGCTGAGTCAGCTGAAGATATGTTTGGTGATTTGGTTGATGCGGAAGAGGAGGTAGAAGGAGTAGAGGCGGCGGTAGAGCCAGAGCCGGTAAAGCGGCAGAAGAAAAAAGATGGCCCCAAACCTGATGAAGAAGACCTATCGTCAATAATAGATGAGTGGGGGAGTAAATAAATCCAATGAGCTACGGATATAGCCTAAAACTTATAGAGTTAAATAAGGCTTCCGACAAAAAGCTTCTAGG